AATTGGTTAGCAGCATCTATCCATGTACCTTCTCTCTGGAAGATCTGTCTTATCTTTTTCAAATAAGTCGCATTTTGGGACGCATCTTTGAATTGGAATAACCTTCCAACAAACTTAGTTGCTTTAGTTGTAGCGTTGTTATCTGTTCTGGGACCAAATGGTGCTTTCGCAAATGTTATCTTGTTACCATCGAGAGTATATGCAACTTCTGGTTCTTGTAGTACACCATCTAGTGTTATCGTTAATGCTGTAGTGTTATAAGGTGTGATAGGTGCATTTGTACCTGCATCTACTACAGTAAACTCTCTAGTACCAGAGATATTACCATTAGCATCAAAGTCTCCATCAAATGCTGGTGTTAACTTGATCTCTCTAGCAATAATACCAGATGTATCAGAAGATTGTTCAGTGAAAGAACCAGTTCCTCGAATAAGATTGATGTTCTCTGATAGATTAACTACAGTTTGATGATATCTCTTAGTATCATTAACAGTAACTTTATTGGTCTCCTCATTCCAAAGTTTTAATGTTGATACCTGATTAGTTTTAGAGTTATTACTGATTGATACAGCAGCGTTTGAATCTATGTTCAACTCACCAAATAACTTAAATCCAGCAGGATGAACAGACTCTTTAATTAAGTCTCTCCACTTATGAATATCTGTTTTAGACTCAACAACATAAGAATAATCTTGATAGAAATTATTATCTGCTATCTTATGTGTTCTCACACCTACCTTACCCTTATCTGATGTAAAGATTCCTAGATTATCATAGTAAGATCTAAGATCAACATCAAATTCTGTCTTCAGTACCTTAAGAACATTTCCTGAAGCTTTACTTGCAGTACCTAGTACAGATGTACCACTAACAAACTCTCCAGATTTAACAGATATCTTGAGGATGTTAGATCCAGGTCTCCAACCATTAGGAACAACATGTCCTATAGAATTTCCTTGCTTAACTTGTTCACCATTTAAGAAATTATCTGTTGTATCTACAATAAGAACATCACTACATGAATGTCTCCTAATAGTAGACGTATCATTCCATATACCAGCACCATTAAACTCCATCTCTACATTCTTAGTGATACCAATGGAATCACCTAAAGCATATGCTCTCAAATCCCCTTCTATAACTTTAAGAGATGGTTTGTATGTATAGTTTTTACCCTTGTTAACTACTGTAACTCTAGCAACTTTATTATCAGAAGTTTTTAATACCTCAAACTCTGCTTCTGTACCATCACCATCAGATACAACTACTCTTGGTTTAGAATAATTAGAACCTGGTGTATCAACTATTACACCAACAATATTATTATTAACAGAATCCCATTCAGCAGTTACAGTTGAACTGTAAGAAGTGTGTAATTCACATCCCTTAACAATAGGAACTTTCTTATATCCAGATCCAAGATTTGCTACTTTAATAGCATCAATACCACCAATAGCAGATCTTGATTCTGTTGTATACTTCTGAGTACCAGTACCAAACCATTCAGGTACTTCAGTCATCTCATATACAAATCTATCTGCTGTAACAAATGATACTGCTTGTCCTTGTGAATCCTTTGAAGTTGTTAACGCATCTGTGATTATCTGTCTTCCCTGTAAAGGATCATTGATAATTTCCATGTAACTATCACTATCCACAATAGAAGTAGAAGGACCGATACGAATCTCTGCATCTCCATTAGCAGTAGTTCTCACAACAGATTTGTAATAATATCTCTGATATCTTCTAGGAACTCTATTATTAAGTGTACCATTTAGATTAACTGTTCCTAGTCTAGCTCCATATCCAAACTTAACATATGCATATGAATCAGGTTGACCAGGTGTACCAACATTAACTACCTCTGGTGCAATAATATTATCATTCTTACTTGGTGATATAATAAATTCAGATTTATCGTTAGTAAAATGACTTAAATCAAATCTGTACTGATAAAACTCTTGTATGTTAATATTTGGAGAGATAGTATAAGGACCACTCTCAGAATCTGAAATTTTTGTTACGATCTGGAAGTCAGAAGCAGTAGTTATCTTAAGAGTTCTTTTAGGTTCTGATTCATCAAATAAAGTCGATTGATTTGTTACCTTATAAGGACTGAAATCTCCCTGATTAAAGAAACTATTGTTATGTTCAATTGTTAACTTATTATTACTATAAGAAAGAACTTTTGGATCTAATGCTGCATTACCAGTAACTACTATAGAGTCGCCTACAGTAAATCTATAATCTGTATTGTATAATGTAACTGGTTCATCATTGAAATGATCAGAATCAATAGTTCCTTCTTGTGCCCTTGTGACAGTTACAGAACTGGATCCTATAGCGGTAATCTTAACCACTTCTTCACCAACAGTAAGAAGGTCATTCTTAGAAAGACCAAATACACTGTCTAGATTTAAAGTAGTCTCACCAGAAGCAAAACCAATATGATCCACACGTACTCTCAATCTATTGGTGTTAGTAGATGCACCAGAACGATTTAGATCTGCATCTAATACAGAGAGAACATCTCCTTTCTCATATCCAGATCCTTTTGTAGTAATTGTTACAGTTTGTACTATACCATTAACAACAAGTACAGTTGCTTTAGCACCAGTACCTTTACCACCAGTAAGTTCTATGTCTGTATAGGTATTGGATGTATAGTCTGCACCACTATTAAGAAGGTCTACTCTTCCTATACCAGCATCATTCAATGCAGAATTAAATGTAGGTGGTTCTACATTGATTTCTTGTATAGCACCTAACTGTACATACTTGGTAGTAGTTGTAATAGAATCATTAGGGTCGATAGATATGAAGATCTTATCTCCTATTCCTAATTGATGATCTCCATTAGTTTTAACTAATGCAATATTAGTATTAACTTGGAATGGAACTAATCCAGTACTTAAACTCCTAGTTGATAATATCTCTGCACCAACAGTATTAAGTAAGTTATTGCTTCTTAAGTAATATCCTGTTGTTTGTACAAAAACACCAGATATAACCTTAACCTTAACAGAGTTTCTCTTATCAGTAGATTCTATTACCTCACCTGTTGCTAGTATAGAATCTGGTTGATTAACAGTACCATTAGTCAACTCAACAATAGCACCTTTTGTAAAGGTAGCATTTGTATTAAGAACCATGTTGATTGATAATGTAGTAGCATCAAATATTCCACTCTCATCAAACTCCCCTACAACGTCCTGTAAGACGAGAACTTTACCATCAAGAACATCTCCTACCACAGTACCATAAGCACCACTAGAAGGTTGTGAGAGGGTATCATCAGAGAATACATAACAGTTCTCTGTAAGTTGAACTTTTGCTACCTTCTGTTTATCAGTTGCTCTAATTTCAATTATGTCTTTACCTTTAATAGATTCAACTGTACCAGAAGCTTCTAAACCACTAGTACCAGAATTATCTAAGAAGAGTTCTGAACCAACTTTGAAATTATTAGATGATGAGAATACAGTAAAGTCAGATATACTACCTGGTGCTATATCTTTCGTTACTGCTCGCACCTGTAATCCATTATTAGGACTTGTGGTAGTTCTTATACGAACTGCATCAGTTGGAATATCATTTTGTGTTTGATTCTGATCGTAATTAGAAGCAAGAGGTAGAGAATAGAAGTTCTCACCTATGATATATGGATATACTGGTACATCTGTACTATCAAGAGTAACAAAATAAGCATAGACACCATCAGGATAATCTGGTGTTACACAATAACGACCATTGTTCTTATCAAGTGTAGATGTTCTATCAGCAAAGTAATAATCTTGTGTGAATGACCCTAAAGGATATGTTCCTACTGAAGGACCATTTGGTCTAGAAGTTCTTATAATATAACCACTAGTCATCTTGGTTATATTACTAGACGAATCAGCAGCATCAGTGTATCCATAAGGACCATAGATTGGATTACCATCAAAAGCATATCCAATTATAGGAGAATGATTAGTTCCATCATCATTTAAGGATGATTGGAGAGAAGGTGAATAAGATAAAACACCATAATTATAGAAACCTTGATCATTAAGGTGCGAGAAACCATGTTCAGTATCCTTAGTTGCAAACGTATATCTATTCTTAACCCACTCAAAGATTGATGCAGTAGCAGTAGCACCAGAACCGTCTGGAATAACCTGTACAACAATATTCTCTGCTGTATAGAAACTACCAGTGTTGACTGGTGTAGTAGAGGTTATCTGACCAGTAGCAGATACTTCAGCAGTGAACTCAGCAAATCTACCTTTACCCAATCTATCTACGATCCTGATTGTAGGAGGTGCAGAATAGTATTGACCAGCATCAGCAATAATCAAGCTTGTAATAGCACCACCAGTAACAACGGGTGTGAGGATTGCATTTCTACCAGATACAATGTCTATGGTAGGTGCAACTGTATAAGAACCAGTATCATTGATAGTAATCGTTTCTACAACACTACCAGACATATTAGCAGTTGCTTTATATGGTGTATCATTAACAAGAACAAAAGGTGCTCTGCTATATCCACTACCCTGAGTATTAACAGTGATCTTTGTTAATTCACCAAAGAATACACTATTTGTATCTTTGTAACTGTAAGCTAACGTACCATCTACCATGATACCGATATCCTTTCTAGGAGATTGGTATACCTCAGTAGTGGTAAGTGGTGTCTTTCTTATCGTTCTGAGTAAAGACTGTGCTACTGGTGTGGTGTCAGCACTTATGGTCTGATTGTAATATACAGTTCTCTTAGGGAATCCACTTGTACAGAAGTAATAATTATTCTCATCAGAAAATACCTCTGCAATACCAGGTATGGTATCAGTATTCTCAGATTGAGTCCTAGGATCGCCAGATGAGACCGCAGTAGAATCGCTCATTTCCCATCTCACCTGTCCCAATTGATTCTTAATAATAGAATCTATGGTATCAAAACCAGAATCTTCTACTACAACTGTTTCACCCTCTATACCATATGGTACATTTATTTTAGGTGATAAGTTATAAACGACTCCTAGAGCAAGGATCTTAACGTCACCAGATACTATCGTTTTGTTATCATATATTATAGTACCAATATTATGAGTCTGTGTAGAAACTCTAGACTTGATTGTAAACTGCTTGATAGTCTTACTTGAATAAGTAATAACTTCACTACCTACCAATATACTTCCTTCTTTATCCCAACCAAATGTAGAGTCAACATATATCTTTGATCCAACTTGATCACTATTACCAATTGCCTTTGTTAACTTAGTCTTATTACTTACACTGAAGACATTATTGATACTAGATGGGGCAATTATCAACTCCCATATTTGTGTACCATCTACAGTTTGTGCTTTTCTTACATTATCAACTACAGCAGAAGCATATACATCACCAGATTGTACAATAGTCTTACCTACTAGATCTTCTGGATTCCCTTGCACTGCAATGACTTTGAGGGTATAATCTGTAATCCAATCAGACTCAGATGACTTTAATGTAATATCCTTTGGGTAATATACATCAGTATCATCAGATGCAATTAAAGAATTAAAGATGAACTGAATAGAACGCTTAGTACCTTTTGCTTTATAGAAAGAAGAGATGTTCTTAATGAGTGTTCTCTTATCAATCTCACCACGTAGATACTTCTCAGGTACACCAGCAAGATATTCTGACTCAAAGCTCTGTATAAGAGCATATAAGAATAGATTACTAATATTATGTACAGTTGATCCACTGGAATGTGTCTTTGCTTCAGTTGATACAAATGTACTAGTACTATAAAGATCACCTAGAGAGGTATTACCACTAACTCCTCTTGAAATTTCTGTAAATGATGTATCGGTCTTGCTTTGATAGAAAAATACTTCGTCACCAACTTTAGCAAGTCCTTGATCTGGAAATCCATCTGTGTTATCAACTGAAATAGTAGTATCCGAGATCCCAGTCACTGCAGTGGTTTTCGAGGACTCTTTTAGAAGATCTTTACTATAAAAATTGATATCACGATATTTTGTTAAATTTGTTATAATATCAAGAACACCACCACTAAGTTCCTGTTGAGCATAATAGGACTCAAGGAACTTAACAAAGAAAGGATACTCACCCACAATAAATTGTGGGATCTGACTCTCAATCAGCGATGAGATATTTCTCGACTTTACATTCATTCTGCAACTGCACTGAATTTGGATTTAGAGATATCAATATCAAGATAGACTTCACGAACAGCATCTACATCTCTTGATGCAGGTTCTACTCGTAGTTCAATTTTATTATCTGTGAAGCTACCTTTAATAACAGTTAGATTGTATAGTTGTATTTCACCTTTGGTGTAATTAATATCACCCACACCCTTGACCAGGTATATCTTTTCACCAGTTAGAGGGTTTAGTCTATATAGGTCGATTTTTCCCTTTGTATCATCTTCCAAATACACTGTGAAAGAAGGATATTCACTAACAATAAAACCTGTTGACTTCAATACAGAAGCATCACAAGAATCTTTAAATTGATTCAAGTAACACAACTCATAATAGAAGGTAGAGTTAAGTGTGGGATAGAAGTCCTTTCTAAGTGTAACATTTGTTACATTAGATGTGAATGACTGATCAGCATTATCAATAACAGAGGCATATTTACTATGACGGAACCTACCATTGAACTTTTCAGTCTCAGATTGTGATATGTACCCTTCAACTGCAGAGATTGCCTTTGTTTGGAGTTCTGCCTTAGTTAAAGTCGTTTTAGAAGACTTGTAACTAATAGTTGAATCCAATTCAATGTATAGTATAGAAGGATCTACTACTACAGGTGTAACAGATGCTACTGTATATTCCTTAAGTTTCTTTTCTATGTCTTTCTTAGTAAAAGATGATAGTGCTATTGCATTTTGTGGTTTAATAGCAACCTTAACCTTACCGAACTCAGGTGGATTATCTTCCTCACCACCAAATGTTATAATGTCTGCAACTGCTGGATAAATCTTCTTAATTATGCTGTGATAGTCAGCAGATGTAACTGCCCTGTCCTGAGCAGCGTATGACCTTGGAGCAGACTTCTTGATAGAAGACACTGTTTCTTGTGTAGCACCTCCTGAAGAGGCACTGACGGTGGTATGAGAGGTTGTATAAGGAATCTGTGTAGTAGTGTTACCTCTCTCAAATATTATACCAGAGAAAGTAAACGTCTTTGCTCCGTTACTTTTACTTGAAGAGGTTGTTAAGTAAGATACCTCTACAAGATTACCATTTTCCAACTTCTTACCAAAGATACCATCACCAAAGAAGATCTCAAAGTTCTCATCTTCGATCTCTTCAATGAAGAATACCTCTGATGTACCATCTAAGTTAAGAATGTTGTCTGCTGAGTGATATGTCTTAAAATCTGTGCTGCCTATCCCTGTATATACCTTAACACGAACAGATGATACATCTAAATTGCTATTATTGAGAACGAATCTCTGATTCTGTAAAGTTGTGTTAACAGTAAAGGTCTGTTTTAGTAATGTTCCTTCATAAACCTTTAAATCATTCCAAGTCGCAACATTATTTACTACAGGAACCTCTTGATCATCAACTACAATGTACTGATATAACACATCATCAAAATTTGTAACAAATCCTGTACCTTTTTGTAACACAAATGTATCAGGTGCAGTACCACCACCGCTATATGTTGCAGTTAAGTTAACAGTAGCACTAGGAGCAGTAGCAGACTGTGGTTTATATCCAATTTGCTTTGCTAATGATATAACATTATCTCTTAGAGTTGCTGAGTCAAGAAACAACTCATTCACTACCATGTTGGTATTGAAAGCAGTGTAATAGGTGTTATACGCCATTACATCAAGAATCTGACTCAAAGCAGATCCTTCAAAGTCGTAGTCAGTGAAATCTGACTGTGCTCTCATATAATCTTTAAGAGCAGTTTTTATTTCTGCAAATTCTAAGTTTGCTAACTGGGTATATGGCATTATCGTGTACGACTTAGAAAGAATTCAATATCAAAGGGTGGAAGATCTTCTCTTCCCATAATAATGAATGCTAGATTTACTTCAAATCCATTCTGATCAAATTGAGGTTCTACACCGATTCTTTGGATCCTTATCCTAGGTTCGTATGTAAGTAAACATTCTCTAATAGCAGCTTCTATATTACCAGCAGTACCATAATCCAATTGGTCAAACAAATAAGTCGGCACATCTGATCCGTATGAAGAATCAAACAGCCGCTCTCCTTTATTCGTCATTAATATATTAACCACTGCTTGTTTCACAGCAGCATCTTCCTTCTTTACGAGTAGGTCGTTTGTGATCTTATTCCTCGTAAATGATATGCTTAAATCTTTAAACTGCGTAACCTTCGGCATTAAAGCGATTTGAGTATCACTTTATTTAGCGAGTTAAGTCCTCACTTGGAATTTATCCAACTCAAATCACGATTATAGCACTCTTCTTCCTTTCCACCTGACTTATTATTATACGTTCTATGATCAAAAAAGAAAACCTGATTAATCCTATCATGATAACTGAATAGATTACTTGCGATATTCATACCATGAATGTATTGATGTCCATCGTAAAGATACAATGTATTAAACTTGGGCTTACAATGATAGATGACCTCATACTTCTCTTTAGGTCTCCACGGTTGATAATGCTCTTCTGTAATCTGTTTCTCTATAGGTTCATGTTCATCAAGGCATTTATATAGGTTCGTACCACTATCATCGATTTCATTCAAATATACAATAGCAGTCCATCCATAGTCATGGTGTGGCCACCAATAATTATTCTCATAGTCATTCCACTCAATATCTTTCATGTTAAAGACATTAGTATGAATCTCATACTTGTTCTGTACATTATCATGACCCAATACAGGTTGACCACATACATCACCAAGAAACTCATAGATAGGAGCCATCTGATCACTCTTTAAGTGATGTCTCATATCATTGAATCTCTTACCATTCCATGATGGTGAAGCAGATGCCTTAAACATATCAGGTTTAAGTGTCTTAAACATCTGAGCTATCGGATATGGATCCTTATAGAAATTATCAATTTTCCATACAGGACCGTCTTTAACAATATTCTTGTTGAAATCAAACATTAAAGAAGTTTTAGCCAATCTCCATCTCCTATAGTAACCATGAAATCCATTACAAGTGAATATCTTGGATCTCCTGTTATATTCTTATCTACGCTATGTTCTAAGTCAGAACTAAAAATGTGAAGTTCACCTCTATTACTTTCATGGGTGACTCCATTATACCTTGTACCATACTCAGGACCACCTAAGAATAGATTAGTACATCTAAAAGGATGCTTCTCCTTAAAGTAGTGACTATCTTTCATAAATGTTCCATCAGGATTCAGACCAGGTTCTCTATGAACATGTGGAGGTATAAGCATACCTGGTTGTAGTACATTAACCCAACATTGCACATATGCCCTTCTACCAAAGATTAACTTGACCTTTTCCCATAGGATCTCCTTAATCTCACGAGACATACTTAATGGATTCTCTCCATATGACTTACCAACTCCATAATTAGGGAATCTCGGTCCTGTAAATAATTTAATTTGTTCAATAATCGTATCACATTCTTCTACTGTGATAAAATTAGGGATTTTGATTACTTTTTCCATCATAAAAGAACACTTGATTCATTCTACACTTATTTGTGCGAAATAATTCGCTTTTACTATGTATATTCTGACCGTGACAGTGTTTTGCACCATCAAACATGACCAAACGATTGAATTTTGGTTCAAATGTGTGGATTAACTCATATTTCTCCTTAAGTCTCCACGGTTGATAGTGTTCTTCGGTCTTATCCTTCTCTTCTTCCTCTTCTTTATAAAGACTACGGTACAAATTAGTTCCAGTATCGTCTTCTTCGTTCAAATACAGTATAGCAGTATATCCCATATCGAAATGAGGCCACCAGTAATGGGTATCAGGTGTATGAAAGGGGTCATCCTTTATACGAAACACATTAGTGGTAATTCTTCTTTCTGTCCTAGGGTCTAATGGGTTGCCTAGTGGTGGTTGCTTTGACCATTTAGCAAGAAAACGATATATGGGTGTAAGATCCCTTGAATAAAGGGTATGACGCATGTCCTTAAACAACTTACCATTATAATCTGGTAGTCCTCTATCAGCACATCCTTTCTTATGTGCTACTGGATCAAGAGTCATTAACATATTCATGACTCCCCTAGGATTCCACAAGAAGTCATCAATGACGATACCAAATTCGTTCTCTACAGCATCAAAGTTCTGTATCTCATACATTTAACTTCCTCGCATTATGATTTTGACGAGTTGGATGTATATCACACGCCATAGAGATCCTTACATCATCACCTTCGTACTTATTTGTCCAATGGGGTATATCATCTCGGAATACGAGAAGACCACCTTTAGTATTTGGAAACTGTACACCATTATAATATGTACCATCTGCCTCAGTACCACCAAGGAACAGATTGCAACATTGAAAATACTTTAATCTATTGGGTGCTGGATTGTTTTTATCGTTATGTACATGTGATTTAATACAATCACCCTTTCGGAAGGTATTAAACCATGCTTGATACCATCTACCCTCTCCAAACAAAGAAACGAACTTGGGTTTTAAAATAGATCCCACAAGTTCGTTGTCTAATGCATTGTAATATGAAAAGCGACCTGTGAGTTTATCTCCTTCGACCCCACCATAGCGGTGAGGTCCAAGTTTCATCAACTCAGGTTCAACTCGCAGCACTTCATCATAAATAGCATCTGCTTCTGCTTCAGTTAAAAAGTTTTGGATAATAAAAACGTGACTCGATAGAGGAGCCACGACAGATTCAGACATAATTAGCAATGAGTATAATCACGAGCTTCATCCCAGTCAATCAAGTCATCTTTAACTTGATTTACGTCTCTCTTCTTGGACTTACTTAAAAACCAATCGGAATCGCATTCGGAGATGAACTGTTTTTCGTTATCTTTTTGATTTTCCATATTCGGAGCCTTCGGCGTTATTCAGATTCTTCTTCAGGGTTATACTTCTCCCTCTCCTCAGTGTCGATGTTACCATCTTTATCATCATCCCAATCGGAACGATACTGAAGGTTTCTGGGTCTCCCCACTGTGTATCCAAAAGTATTAGGCATCTATTTTCTCCCTTGTCCTCGGTAGCGTTTCTTGGCTCTATTACGAGAGCTGGCACTGTATTTAGTATGTTTCCCCATTCCCTGTCGGGTCTTCTTGGGAATTGCTTCTACGTATT